ATGTTTCCCAGCAAGGGCCTCTTGCTATCATTCTTGAGTGCGACTGCGGAGCGCTCCGCAAACCTGCTGATCATAGCCGGTTGGCTGGCCGATCAAACGTTAAGGAAATTTTCTCACCCGGTGCTCGGTTTTTAACGAGCTTGTTTGGTGGAAGAAATTTCTGGTGAATACAGCGTCAAAAGTTGCTTTGCGAGCTCCGACATTGCTACGTCTCTCAAACCGCTATTTTCATCGTGGATATTGGAAATTACTTGCACTGCCATGCCTACTGCATTAATACGTTCTAATACAACTACATAGTCTTTCGATTGGGCAAGGACAGATTTATATATAAATAGAAATGATCCTCCTATAAGGCTTATTAAAACTCCTGACGCTGCCGATACGACCGATATCGGTAAACGATTTGGCTCCTCAAATGATCGATAGATACCGTAGGAGGTAATAATAAATCCACAGGTCATTACAAATGAAGTCAGCCAATATATCGATCTAACTTGGCTTAAATTTCTATCCAGATAGCTCTCAAGTTTAATTCTTGCCAAGTCCCATGCAAGTTTTGGTTTTTCGGGGTGGGCAAGAATATCTTTTTCGACAATCTCGATCTTCTTGTTTTGCTCTTGTTGTTGTACAACTTCCTCGTAAGCCGAGATTGCTAGGATGCCTAGCCAAGCAATTGCGACTGCAACGCCTGCTAATGTTTTCAAAATAAGTTCATTGAATAAATTGTATTGGGCCATCAGCGTAATGGCCCCGCCAATTAGCAAGATAATTGCTATTAAAATCCGGGCGTGCTTCTTGGTATAACCGTTTTCGCGCCAATGCTTGATTGCTGCGACCAAAATTCTATCGAAGTTAAACATATTTTATTGACGTTCAAATTATTTAGTGGGTTTTACGACTTTGCCGCGTCTTAGATAATGCTTGCTGGTAGTTCTAATGTCATCGTGTCCTAAAAGATCAGCCGCAGCTTGTTCTCCTGCACGGTCGGATATGTCATCGGCGGCTTTGGCGCGCAAATCATAGAACCAAAATTCTAAAATGCTACTCTGAATATCTGGGTTGGTCTTGGCTGCTTCTTTGCGAGCAACGGTAAACGCTTTTCTGAGTACCGCTGCAGTTAATGGTCGTCCTTGCAAATTTACGGTCAAGCTTGAGCAGTGTATGTTGTGTTTGGCCTTCCTGTTTGAAATTCTTGCAATCAGCTCAGCTAACTTGCCCTCTATCCTTATACGCCGCCGGGCTCCGGTTTTACCCTGATCAACCAATAAAGTCCCATCTACTATGTCGTGGGTCGTCATCCGCAGCACGTCCCCTGGTCGCTGGCCTGTTAAGTACCCGAGATCCATTGTGTCGCGCAGCGGCTCACTGCCGGCCTCCCACACCGCCTTGAACACCGCGTCAGTGATGTATACGCCTCGCTGGGCAAGCTCGAAGCCACGAACCCCGGTGGCAGGATTTTCCGTGTGTGTATATCCCCACTCGCGCGCCTTGTTGAACATGTGAGAAAAGAGTCGCTTCAGTCGGTTTGCTGTGGTGGGCTGGGTCTTTTTCCAGTCCAGCAGGCCGCGGATATGCATGGGGCGGATGTTGTCCAGCGGGGCGGGCGGCTTGCCGAAGAACTCGCGCAGGTGACGTAGATCGCTCAGTTGGGTGGCCTGTGTGCTCTTGGCTTTCAGCGGCATCTCGTCGCGCTGGTATCGGTCGGCCAGCTGCAGAAAGTCAACGACGCGTAACACGGAGGCCTGCGCCTGGGTGAGCTCTGCCCACTTCCGGACGGCCAATACGTAGTCCGAACCCAGCGGAATCTCCTTGCGAGGCTTTCCGCCTGCGTCGAAGTAGTAATAGACGACGCCGGATTTCTGCTGTCGGGCCCGCAGGCCGGGCATATTCGCTCTAACCATACGCACGCTGCTTTCCGCTCATCACTTCAGGCATCCAATCTGCGCCAGCAGCGGAGCTTTGCACGTAGGCTGCGCCCTCTATAACTGCGCGCGCGATAACCGGGCGCCCCGCCGCGTTGCGGTAATGTGGGATCTTCATTGCCCTGAGCTGTGCCGCTTGCAATTCGCCGCAGGTCATGCTGTCCTTTCCGCGAGATATTCCCGTCAATTCGGCTAACTCTGGAGCCGAAAGGAACATGCTTACTCCGTGTGACTTTCTGGTCATGTGCGCTGCTCCTTGGTGGCCGATTCCAGGCCCTTGACGATGTCGAGCCATTTCTGCTCGGTGATGAGGTATTCGCCCTGGCGGGGTTTGCCGTAGGGCGGCTCCAGGTGGTAGGTGAGGCGGGCCAGCTGCGGCGGCACCGCGGCGGTCAGCTGCTCGCGGATGGTTTTGCGGGTCATGCGGCTTCCGAAAACAGGTCGCGAACTACGGGACTGCGTGCTGCCGCAGCCATTCGCTCAATCGCTTTGCCGTGCTCCGCTTCGATCCGGGCGCGCGCGATCGCGAAGTACTCTTGCCCTTGCTCGCAGCCGATAAAGCGGAAGCCCTCGCGCATGCATGCCTTGCCGGTGCTGCCACTCCCCATGAACGGGTCCAGCACTAGACCGCCCAGCGGCGCCACCAGCCGGCACAGGTAGGCCATCAGGTCGGTGGGCTTGACGGTGGGGTGGTGGTTACCGACCAGCGGCGGCTCGTAGCCGTCGCGGCGGGTCATGTGCTGGCCGCTGGTGTTGCTCACCATGCCGCCCACGCGCTGCAGCAGTTCGTCGCATCCCTCGTTGCGGTCGACCTTGCTGGCCTTGGCACAGTAGAAGAACCGCGCGGCGCTGCCGGTGCTGGCCTGAATGTCGGAGGTCGTGAAATCGCCCGCGAGCGTTCCGTAGCACACGCTCCCCGGTCCGCCCTGGGCCGCGCGCTTCGTGCCGGCTTTCATTGCGCCGCTGGTGCTCTCCGGGAACAGCGCCACCACCTCGTCGCTGCCGTCGTGGATCAGATTTGCGGGCCAGCGGCCCGCGGCAGCGCTGCCGCCGCCTGGGCGGAGGTTCGTCGCGCCTTCCGCATCCCGGGTGCCGGCAAAGCCCCGGTCGCCGGCGCAGTTTCTCGCGTAGGCGGCATCGGTGACTGGGACCCGGCACCCGTCAATGTTCAGCGCGCCAGTGGCGTGCTGGAGCAGATTCGCGGCCACGGTGCCGATCAGCGGCTTACGTGCCATGCAAATGGGCTCGTGTGCCGGCTTTAACGCGGTTCCCCACCCCTCCCAATCTCCCCCCTGGTTGCTCGACTTTGGAAAGCCGGACCCGTAGACCCACATGATCTGATCGCGAACCTCAAAGCCGGCCAGACGAAGGGCCAACACCCCCATGTCATAGGTGCGTGATCCGAAGAAAGACAGGAGGTGGCCGCCGGGCTTCAAGACGCGAAGGCACTCCCGCCAGATGGCGGGCCCCGGCACGAACGAATCCCACGCTATGCCCATGAAGCCGCCGCCGCGGTGCTGGTAGTCGTCGCCAGCCAGCCAGTGGCGCAGCACCTCGCCCATGTCCGGCTCGTGGCTCAGGCCATAGGGTGGATCTGTTACGACGGCATCGACGCTTGCGTCAGCCATGGTGAGCAGGGCGGCGAGGTTGTCGCCGCGGTGCAGCTCGAAATTCATGCCGCAGCCCTCCCGCGCATCAGCGCCTCGTGCCCAAAATTCGCCCGCACCAGCGCCTCCGACTGCACAGGGCTCACGCTGTTGCCGCACATCCGCACCTGGGCGGTGATGGACAGCGGGATGCGCGGTACCGCCAGCGGGTCAGCCGCCTGCACGCCGTCCTTGAACAGCAGGGCCGGGTCCGGTATTTCGTGGATCACGTAGCCGCGCGGGAAGCCCTGGGCCTGGAACAGCTCCACCGGCTTCAGCATGCGCAGCGTGATGTCCACCAGCACCCACCACTGGCCGTTCTGCCAGGCCAGCACCAGGTCGGCCGGTGTCGGGAAGTGGTCGGGCAGGTGCTCGTGCAGCAGCGCGGCGCACTGGGCGGCCCGGGCCCGGTGCTCTGGCGCCAGGCAGTCGGCCGACACCTGCGCCACCTGCACCAGCCCCATGCGGCCCTTCGTCGGCACCGTGTGCATCGGCTCTGCCAGGCCCTGCCATTGGCCGCCGCTGCTGTAGTACTTCACGCAGTAGGCGGTCACCAGCTGCTGGTTGCTGCCCGCGGCGGTGATGGTGGACCTGGGCGCATCCGCCGGCCGGCCTTGGCCCTCGTAGAAGCCGCCGTTCGCCTGCTCGAAGTAGGCCGCCGACAGGGCGCTGGTGGCGCCGCTGGCCGTCACCGTGTTCAACGGCACCTCCAGGCTGCGCACGCCGTGGCTGAACCGCTTCGTGCCGTCCTTGCCCTCGCCGTGCCCCATGTCCACCAGATGGGCCGCCACCAGCGCCTGCTCGCCGCGGTGCGCGCCGGTGATCGTCGGCAGCGGCGCGTCGGGCGTCAGGCCCGGCCGGTCGCCGTGGTGGGTCAGGTGGGCGAGGTGGGCGGCAGCCAGGTAGTGCTTCACACCGCCGGCCACCACGGTCCCCATGGGCGCCTCGATGTCCGGCACGCGCGGCTGCTGGCCTGGGCGTTCGCCGTACCCCACGGTCACCAGGCTGGCGCCCAGCAGCGCGTGGTGCGTGCCGCCGGCCGACACCGTGGACAGCGGCGTCTGCACGTCGTGCCCGCCCAGGTGTCCCTCGGAGGTACCGCGCAGCGGCGCCAGGGCTGCGGCCGTCAGTGCGTGGTGCCCGCCGGTGGCGATGGTCGACAGCGGGGTGTGCACCGCCGAGCCGGTGTGTCCGCTCGTGTTCGTCACCACCAGCGGCGCCAGCGTCGGCCCCACCACCGAGAAGTGCCCGCCCTTGACCTGGGCGCAGACCGTGCGCAGCGGCTCGTCGGCTGCCAACGTGCGCTGGTTGCTGGCGTTGGCGTGCTCGTTCAGGAACGGCGCCAGCACCGGCTGGGTGAGCGCGCGGTGGTTCGCGGTGGGGGTGGTGCCCAACGGCCGGTCCACGGCGGTGGGCTTGCCCGCATAGGCCGGCCCTCCGGCGCCCACGATGAACGGCTTCGCGCTCGCCAGCACATGCCGCCACAGCCCCTTCGCCACCCGGCGCTGGGTGTTCGTCGCCAGGGCCTTCTTCCGGTCGAAGATGCTGACCGCCGGCAGGCTGAAGTCGATGCATTCGGCCGCGGTGCGCCAGGGCGTGAGCTTGCGGGCGATGGCGGCCGGGCTGGCCGGGTCGCCGTGGGTCGTCTCGGGCCAGAGGATCGGCAGGCCGTCGCGGCGGGCGATCAGGAACAGGCGCTTGCGGATCGTCGGGGCGCCCTGGTCGCAGGCGCGCAGCTCCTTCCAGTCCACGGTGTAGCCATGTGCGCGCAACTGGCGCACGAACGACTCGAAGGTCTTGCCCTTGCGGGCCGGGTCCGGCCGCGCCAGGCCATCGGGGCCCACCAGAACCGGGCCCCAGGTCTGAAACTCCTCGACGTTCTCCAACATCAGCACCCGCGGCTTGCACAGCGCGATCCAGCGCATGCCCACCCAGGCGAGGCCACGGATGTGCTTTGCCACCGGCGTGCCGCCCTTGGCCTTGCTGAAGTGCTTACAGTCGGGCGACAGCCAGACCAGGCCGACAGGCTGGTTGCCGGTCACCTTGATCGGATCCACGTCCCACACGCTCTCCAGCAGGTGCCGGGTGTGCGGGTGGTTGATGGCGTGCATCGCCAGCGCCTCGGGGTCGTGGTTGATGGCGATGTCGACCGGCCGGCCGAAGGCGGCTTCCAGCCCCGTCGAGGTGCCGCCGCCGCCGGCGAAGTTGTCGATGATCAGTTCATCGCGGAAGCCGAGCGAAAATGTCAGTTCATCGCGTTTCATATGCCTCTCCCTTAAAGACCATATGATTTGCAGCCGGTTTGGTAGCGAATTGACGGATGGTTATATGGATAAAAAGAGTACTTGGCGCATTAGAGATCGCTTTGCAATGGCCTTTGCAATAGCAATGGTTGTCGTAGCATTGCTGACAATATTTCCGGGTTGGCCGTTTATAGTGTGTCTGCTTTCGGCAGAATCGGCTCCAGCATGGGGCCAAACTATTGGGGCCGTGATTGCAATTGCTGCGGGTGCGATTGGCGTATGGTGGCAAGTTGGCGAAAATGCACGTCACGTCACTCGGGCTGCGGAAACGGAAGAAATTAGGGTGCTTGAAATACTGGGGGCAGCAATTTTTCGGTGCAGGGTCCAAGCGGCATGGGTGAGGCGAAGTGTCGATTCTGGTTTTGGTGCGGATCAGGAGATTTCTCGCTTGAGGGAAATGCTCACGGAATTGGCTAAAACTCCTTTGCTTAGCATTCCCGACTGGCGCGTTTATGACGCGATCCAAGAAGCCACCGCAAATGTGCATCAGTATTGGCCCGAGTTGTCTGCCGGCAGTTTGATGAGTCGGGGTGTACACGATAGAAGAAGAGGTTATATGTCTTTTGTGATTAATTCGATCGAAAACGCGGAAGGGGCAGCGGCAGCTTCTTTGTCCGATCGAGGTGCACAGCTCATTCCTATGAGTTTTACCCTGCGTGACAATGATTTTCCAGAAGGGGAGATTATTAAAACCCTTGATTATGATCTTTGGGTATCTGCTCGCGATTCGCGCGAGGGCTAAGGATGTGAGGAAAATGGTTTGCATGGGAAGCCACTAGCTCACTATTTTTCGGGAGGATGCGCCCTCGTCTAGCAATGCATTTATTGCGTGAAATTTGGCCAAGAACTCATCGCGCCACTCGCACCAGTGCTTGTGCTCGCGCTTCAGGCTCTGCAGGTTGATCCAGTCGGCCGGGGGCACCACGCGGCCGGGCGTGTCCAGCACCTCCCAGGCGGGGTGCGTGTCGGCGCTCCAGGCCATCAGGTCGCGGCGCTCGGTGGCCAGCGCCACCAGGTCGATCTGGTGTAGCGCCGGGCGGCAGCCGGCGAAGATGTGGTTGATGCGAAAGTGCTTGCGCACCGCCAGGGCATGGGCGCCCTCGTAGTCGGCCCAGGCCGCGCCGAGCACCTGCTTGGCCGGGCTGCTGCAGTCGCCGGTGTAGGCCTCGTGGGCGTCGTGCAGCAGTGCTGCGCGCTGGACCGCCGGGGTGCACTGCATGCGCTCGGCGATGTCGGCGCACAGCAGGCTGTGCTCGGCGACGCTGTAGGGGCGGGAGGCGTGGCCGGTGAAGCGGTTGATCTGCGCCAGCGCGTGGGCGATGTCGTGCAGGTCAATGCGGTTGACCGTGCGGCCGATGCCGCCCAGGTGGTGCTGTTGGCCGGTGGCGGTTTGGATCCAGGTGCTCATGCAGCACCTCGGCAATACAGGGCGTAGACGCCGTCCTCGGTGTCGTAGATCTCGACCAGCACCCAGCCATCGCCTGCCGGCGGCGTCGGCGTCCATGCTGCGCAGCCGTCGCCGTGCTCGTAGCTCGTCACGGCCGGGTGGTCCAGGTCGCAATCGTCCTCCATGCAAACGAAGCTCGTCTCCAGCCCGAGCACCATCAGCAGCGATCGGACGTTGATGCCCTCGTCGAGGATCGGCAGGGCCGGGTGGGTCAGGTAGCCCTCGGCGTCGCGCTGGGCCGGATGCGGGCCCAGCAGGGCCGCCGCCAGGCCCTCCAGATTGGCCGCGATCGGCGTGTCGTGCACTTCGATCGCGAAGCCCGTGTGCGCGGCCAGGCTGAGCAGCTCCACGGCCAAACGCTGGGCGGGCGGCGGGGTGGTGCCGGCCGGCGCGCGAGCCGCGTCGGTGCTGATACGGACCAGCCCGGAGGGCGTGTCCTGGATGGTGAGGTGGACGGTGGTCATGCTGTCGTCGCTGGTTGGGCAGGCGCGGCCTGCGTGGGGTGGGCGGGGGCGGCGGCGTGCCGCGGTGGGGCGATGCGGGGCGTGCCGGCGACATAGCCGCGCAGCACGTCGTTGTGGGCGTGGATGTCGACCAAGTCGAGGTCCTGCAGCGTGGTGCCGCTCTTCAGCTCCGCGCGGTGGGCATCGATGAAGGCGACGGCGTCTTCGCTCACGAACAGCGCTTCGATGTGCGCGCCGTAGGAAAGCTCTCCGGTGCGCTCCACCAGCGCCGCCATGTAGGCGATCTGGTTCTTGTGCCGCACCTGGTAGACAGGGCGGCGCAGGTGCAGCTGCAGGCTCCTTGCGTTCATGGCGGTCGTCGGCGCGGTCAGAAGCTGGGGTAGAAGCGCGGCGGATGGCACGGCATCAGCAGTCCCTCGCCACCGCCGTCGAATCGAAAACCGGCAGGCCCCTTGTCGAGGCCGGGTGCGAACAGCACGCCCGGTAGGCGCGCGATGGCGTGCAGGTAGCCGGGCTGGAACCACTGGGTGCCGTACAGGGCGATCTGGTAGTGCGCGAGGTCGAAGCCGGTGCCCGAGCAGTCGATGCAGGTCTCTTTCAGTTCGGGTGGCGAGGGGCTGTCGCCGGACCACGCGCGGCCGCTGCCCTCGCACGGGGCGCAGTCGTACTCATGGCGGTAGTGCTCGAACTTGTGGCGAGGGGCTGTCGCCGGACCACGCGCGGCCGCTGCCCTCGCACGGGGCGCAGTCGTACTCATGGCGGTAGTGCTCGAACTTGCCCTTGCCTGCGCAGCTGAGACAGGCGTGCGTCTGCACGGTCAGCGTGCCCCAGCAGCGCGGGCAGGGGTTGACTGTCGGCAGCGTCTCCATCGGCGCGAAGCCGGCCTGGGGTGCTTTGTCGAACAGGGCGGCGACGGACGCGGAGGTGGGATGCTCCGGCGTGCGGCCGATAAGGCTGCCCATGCCGAACGCGGGCATGCGCACCATCCAGCAGCGGTTGGTGGCGTAGGCGTAGGCACCGTCGCGCCACGGGCCTTCCAGCACCGAGCCCTGCACGGTGACGGGCTCGCAGAAGCTGCCGAGGATCTCGCGGGGCGTCATGGGCGGCCCCCGGCGGCGACCAGCACCGATTCGTGGATGCGGCGCGGCGGCTGCGCGGTGGACGGATGCCGGGCGCGGGCGCTGGCGGCCAGGGCGTTGTCGGCCGCGTACTGCGCCTGCAGGTGGGCGGCTTCGTCAGCCTGGGCCTCCATGCCGACCGGCTCGTCGGGACCGCCGTCCAGGTAGAGGCCGCCGCAGCCCAGCAGAACGGCCAGCATCAGCAGGACACCGATCAGCGAGAAGTCCAGAGCGGGGTTGTCGAGGCGGCGGCTCATGCGGCACCGCCTTCTGCGGGGACGAGGTCGCCGAAGTTGTCGATGACGAGCGTTCCGATCTGGCGTTCCCACGCGCGGCCAGATTGGTCGGTGCGGCTTTCGCTACCGTACCAATGCGCCGGATTTTTAAAGCGGTCGCACTGGACGTGCACGCACATGCCGTTCCCGCCGTCGACGGTGAGCACGCGGAACCCGTTGTACGTTGTGAACTTGACCGCGGGTGGCGTGGCAAGCGGCGCACCCAGGACGGTTGCGCCGTGCTCCGGAAGCCCTGCCTGCTGCAGTGCGGCCGCCAGTGCTTCGGCCGATGCGATCGCGTAGAGCTGCTGGGAGACGCGTAGGCCGGGCGGCAGCTCGAACGTGATGGTGTCACGCGCAAAGTCGAGCGCGACGGGGCGTGCTGCCGGCAGCGAGGCGAACGAGGCGGGCAGGGCGCTCATGCTGCCGCAACCTCGATCCGCTCCACCGAGTGCACCGGCAGGCCGGTGACCTTGTGCGCGGCGATTTGCGCATGGGTGCAACTGGGGGCGCGCAGGCGGATCGTGCGCAGGGTGCCGGCAGCGGCGTGGGCTTCTACGTCTTCGGCCTGGATCCCGGGTTGGATCAGGTTTGCGCGGTAGCTGCGCAGGGGGGTGAAATGCATCGTTCGCTCCTAAAGCCGAAAGCGGCAAGGAGCGAACTGTAGCGTTCGCTATTGGTGTTTGTCAATAGCAAACGCTATACGTTTGCAAATTTATGCAGCGTCAGCTAAAGCAATTCGCTCTGACGGTGAATCACCACCCCAATGATGATTGCCTCTCCATCGATCCATTCTTTGCGCGGAAACCTGCGCTGGTCTGGGTTGTCGCTTGCAAGATACCAGCTGCCCCCTTCTCGTTGCAGCCGCTTGATCACCGATTCGCCCTCGTAGTTGATCGCGCATACAGATCCGTCTTTTGGCTCTCTGTCAGCTGTGTTCACTACGACAAGATCACCTTCATAAAGGGTCGGCTCCATGCTTGGGCCGCGAACGCTTATTGCGATTAGGTTGTAAGGCTTGTAGCCGCGGGCTGCTAGCCAGTTGCTACGGAAAAAAATTGGGTCCGCTTCCCCTTCCTCGGGCTCGACTGCAAAGCCGTTCATTCCCGCCTGGAGCTTGAGATTCACCCGGCGGACTGAAACCAGATCAGGGTGGGAATCGAGGTCAATCTCTTCCCTTCGCCGAGCGGTCGTCGTGGTGTCAAACCAGCCTTCCCGCCTAGGGAGCCGTTCGATCAGCCTGACAGTCGATTCTGTGATGTTTTTGTGGCCGGAAAGCATCTGGCCGACGAAGGCGCCGCTGGAGTACCCCAACAGCCGGCCTAGCGCGGCGTTGCCCCCAACCTCTTGCGCAAGGGCTGCAAGCCTTGCTCGCCGCAGGTCCTGAATCTCTAGATCGGTCATGTTGCAACAGTAGCATCCGCTACGCTAGCGATTGGTATTGCAAAAATGTAGCGAACGCTATAGAGTTGCACGCCATGAAGCTGCATGAATATTTGGACTTGTCCGGTGCGTTGTCCGTTAAAGAGCTGAGCGTGCAGATTGGCGTACCTAGCGACGCGCAGGTCCGCCAGTGGCAACACGGCTATGCCAACCGGAAGCCCGGGCCGAAGCATTGCGTCGCTATCGAGCGTGCGACGAGAGGGCTTGTCACGCGAGCCGATCTCCGGCCGGACGACTGGCGCGACATCTGGCCCGAGCTTGTGGCTCAGCAGGAGGTGGCCCATGCGTGACCCGACAACCGCGCGCGCGCCCTGGAACTCCTCCCGCTCGATGCAAGCCATGCCGCGGTTTTCGTCGCTGCCGCCGGGGGTGGGTCCGCCGGGGTTGGTTAAGCATGCGCCCGACCGCTTCAGTGCGGCGGCCGAGCTGCTCGCCGATGTCCCTGCTTCGGTCGCTGCCCTGCAGGCGTTCGAGGCCGATCCCTGGGATTCCGGATGGCACGCGGCCGAGCAGCTGGCCCGGGCGCGTGCTGCGGCATGGCTGGGCGTGCTGGCCGAGGGGCTGGCCCGCCAGGGCGTCGACGTTGCGGCGGCAGACGATGGTGCATTCCTGCAGGTGCTGCGGAGCGCTTCTCCGGAGGATGCGGACCGTGGCTGATTTCTACTCAGAGGACAGTGAGGGCTCAGCCTCTGGAACTCTCGGTGATGAAGTCCGGGAGCGCCAATTTGCACGCGGAGCACAGCCAGATGGCATGGTAGTTCCGCGTGGTATCGGACGAGCGGAAAGTCCTCATCAGGACGACTTTGCTCCCCTGGTCGAAACAGGGCTGGCAGACCAGGTGCACCGGCTCGGCGTCGCCTGGCTTCAAGCTGTCGGCACTCTTGAGCCGATAGGCGAAATTGCCAGGGGCCACCTCGGCCAGCGTGTAGCGGGCGCGCTGATGGGCGGCTGCCTGCAGTTCCTGCTTTTCCAGATGGAGCTTCTGGTTCTGTTGCCCCAGCTCGAAGGCCTGGGTGCTGATGGAGAAGAGCGCTTGTTGCGTCTCGAGCAGCTTGCCGTTGATCTCCGTCACAGCCGCGGTGAGCTTTTGCGCATCGCGCGTAGCTATGGCTGCAGTGCCGAGTTCTTGCGCGCCCTTGAGCAGCGAGAGGGTGCCGGTGATGAGGCTTAGGTCCATGGCCCCGGATTCTCCGGCACGTTTCGTTTTCCCCGCCTGCCGTCACACACGCCGGCATGCCATTCGGTTGTTTCTCCATGGCTTCTCTGTCGCTGCGCGCGGGCAGGTGCGCAGTGTTGGGCATGCCGGGGCGGCAGGCGGTTTTTCTTTTCGGCTCCCTCGTTCTCATGCCCGCAGTTTCTGCGCGGCGTGCTCTTAATTCAATAGCGTTTTTCTGAAAGACACGGATATGGATGGACATGACGCGCTACGCCTCATGGTGCGCGACTACCCCGGCGGGGTGGAGGCGGTGGCGCTGCGGCTGGGCAAGCCGTGGCAGACGCTCGACAAGGAACTGCGCGCGGCGCCCGGCTACAAGCTGGGCATCCGCGAGGCATGCGCGATCGGCCAGCTGTGCGCCGAGGCGGGCACGCCATCGGCCGCGGCGTACGCCACCAGCGTCGCCAGTCACTGCCGATGGACGTGATGCACGGCGCCACCAACGTGATGCGCGAGGTGGCCGACGTGGTGGGCAAGGTGACCGAGGCCGGCCAGGACGACCACTACTCGCCNAACGAGATCAAGCGGATCAAGAAAGAGGCGCGGGAGGCNATCGCGGCGATCCAGCANCTGGTGGCCAAGGTGGACGGCGTCGCGGCGATAGCTGCGCGGAAGGCAGGCGCCCGGTGAGCACGATGATCATGTCGGCCTGCTGGCCGCTGCAGATGCCGCCGTGCCAGAAGGCGGTGCTGGTGAGCCTGGCCGACAACGCGAACGACCAGGGCGTGTGCTGGCCTTCGGTCGCCAGCGTTTCGGAGCGGGTGTGCCTGTCGGATCGGTCGGTGCAGCGGTCGATCGCGTGGCTGATCGCCGAGGGCTACCTGAAGGTGTCGGACCGGCCGGGCCGCTCGACGGTTTACCAGATCCTGTTCCCCAAAAAGAGTGTGTTGGCCGCGGGCGTTCCTGCACCCACCCCCGACTGTGTGTCACCCCCACCCCCGACAGACAGTCACCCCCGACCGACTGTCACCCCTGACTGTGTGTCACCCCACCCCCGACCCACCGTCACCCCACCCCCGACTGTGGGTCACCCCACCCCCGACACACAGTCACCCAGAACCGTAATTGAACCCAAAGGGAACCGTAAGGGAACCGCAATAGGAGAGGGCGCGCGTGCACCGGCGCTCGACCTGTCGCCGCTGCCTGCCATCACGCCGCGTGTTTGGTCCGACTACCTGCTGCACCGCAAGCGCAAGCGGGCGCCGTTGACGCAGACGGCGCTCGACAACCTCGCGGCCGAACTGCACCTCGCGGTGGCTGGCGGGTGGACGGCGGATGCTGCGCTGGCCGAGGCAATGCAATTTGGATGGACGGGCTTTCGCTTCGACTGGCTGCTGCGCGCGGCAGATCGGGGCGGCAGTGCACCTGGGGCAGGGCAGCGGGGCAGGCGAGAAACACCGGCGCAGGAGCGTCGGCAGAGCTTCATGGCCGGCATGGCCGACCTGGCACACGGAAGGGAGGCATCGAATGCAGCACGCAGCAGCAGCACTGAATTTGTCGACGCGGGCTGAGGCTCAAGACGCGCTGCCGAAGCGCGTGGCGGCAAAGCTCTTTCTTCGGCTCGCCGAGCAGTTCGGGGATCGTATGGCCGACATGTTCGCCAGCTCGACAGCCGAGGCAGTGCAGCAGCAATGGTCGGAGGTGCTGGCCGGGTATGCACCGGAGGAACTCGCTCGTGGGCTGATGGCCTGTCGACAGCGGGTCTTCCCGCCGCACCCGGCCGAATTCGCACGCCTCTGCCGCCCGTCGCTCGACCCCGAGCTGGCATGGCTGGAGGCGGTCGATGGGCAACGCGAGCGCAGGGAAGGCCGCAAAGGAGAGTGGAGCCATCCGGCTGTGTGGCGTGCGTCGTGCGCCATGTCGTTCGAGCTGCGCACGCGGGCCTACAGCGACTGCGCCAAGCGATGGGCGTGGGTGCTGCAGAAGGAGCACCGGGCTGGATGGGGTGAACCGGTGCCGATGCCTGCGCTGCAGATCGTGGCCGATGTGAAGGTGGGCGCACCGCCCGCTGCCGTGCGTGAGCGCATGGCGCAGATCCTGGCCTCGGCTGGTCGAGGTCGAACGAACGAAAGCACGAAATGCGGATGAACGACGGTATCGATTCCATCCTGGACGGAATGCTGGTGGGCTGGCACCGGTGGACGGCAGGCTATCGCGACGGGCGCGGCTACCCGGGTGTGAACGCGGCGTGCCGCATGGCGCAGTCGGCGGCGCACCGCGGCGAAGAGTGCAGCGCGTTCGATGAGTCGGTGGACGACGACCTGGCCGAAGCGGTGGATGCGGCGATGGACCAGGTGCCCCAGCCGCACCGGACGGCGCTGGCATTCCAGGCCCGGAACATGTCGTCGCGTGCTGCCGTGTGGACCTCGCCGCGCCTGCCGGTGGACCCGGCGGAGCGCACGGTGCTGCTGCTGGAAGCGCGAAACTTTCTTCTGAAAGTTCTTGCGAAGCGCGGAATTCTTTCGTAGTATCGGCCCCGGCTGGATAGTCACGTCCAGACCTTTTTGATGCCTCGCAACCGCGGGGCATTTTCGTTTCTGGGGTTCTATGCCCGTCGCTGCACCGCGTCCCTGTTCGTACCCGGGATGCCGGCAGCTCGCCACCCAGGCCGGCAGGTGCGACCAGCACCAGCGCGAGGCCTGGACGAAGAAACCCAAGGCCACGAAGCGCATCACCGGCCGCCGGCTGCAGGCCATGCGCGCTGCGCTCTTCTCACGCTCCCCCCTCTGTGTGCACTGCGACGCCCTCGGCCTGGTGGCCCTGGCGACGCAGCGCGATCACGTCATCCCGCTGGCCGAAGGCGGCAGGGACGACGAGACGAACGAGCAGGGGCTCTGCGATGCCTGCCACGAGGCCAAGAGCCTGGCCGAGGCGATCCGGGGCCGCCGCCGGTCGGCTTGACCGGGCGGTTTTGGCGGGGGAGGGTGAGTCCAAAGTCCAGCACTCCCCGCTGGAAACCGTACGCCTAGCTGGAAATTTATGGGGAGTGAGAACTACCCCCCGGGGGTTTGAGGATGNGTCCTGATGACTGACAAAACCAACTTCGCCGCAGCGCTCCCCGCCGTCGGCGGNTCCCGGGTGCTGTCGGGTCCGGGCGAGATCGTCTCGCCCAAACCGCCCAGCATGCTGGGCCTATCGGACGAAGAGCAGCAGCTCTACGACCATATCTGCNTCCCGGGTGCTGTCGGGTCCGGGCGAGATCGTCTCGCCCAAACCGCCCAGCATGCTGGGCCTATCGGACGAAGAGCAGCAGCTCTACGACCATATCTGCGAGACGCTCCGCCAGGCGGGGATCGAGCACCTCACCGCCAGCCTGCCCATCGCGATCATCGTGCGCACCTTCGCCGACTGGCTGAAGGCCGCGGCTGAGTGCGACGAGAAGGGGCGCACGCAAATCTCGAAGACCGGCTGGGCCACCCCGACGCCCTGGGCCGACGACGAGAAGCGTCTCAAAATGGAACTGGGCCAATGGCTGCCAAAAGCGTGTCTCACGATCCCGTCGCTGGCCCGGGTCCGAAAGGACACCGGCGAGCAGGCCAAGCAGGACGACCTGTTCGCCGACCTCGTAAACCACGGCACGTCCTCGCCCGCGCACGCATCACGGCACTGACGCCGGCGGCGCTCGAGGAGTGGGACGAGCAGTACGGCCTGCCGGTGCTGCGCGGCGACATCCTCACCGGNCCTCGCCCGCGCACGCATCACGGCACTGACGCCGGCGGCGCTCGAGGAGTGGGACGAGCAGTACGGCCTGCCGGTGCTGCGCGGCGACATCCTCACCGGGCGGCTGGTCTACCTCGCGGTGCTGCGGCACTACCAGGACCTGAAGGACGGCGCAAAGCGCGGCCTGGTCTTTATGCCCGCCCACGGCTGGCACGTCATCTCGTTCATCGAGAAATTCTTCGTCCACATCAAGGGCCCGCTGGCCGGCAAGCCGATCCTGCTGGACCCGTGGCAGAAGTTCTGGACCGCCGTGCTCTACGGCTGGCGGCGCATCGACACCGGGCACCGGCGCTTCACCCGCGGCTACGAAGAGGTGGCGCGCAAGAACGGCAAGAGCACATGGAAGGGGCCGCAGGGCGGCTACCTGCTGGCGATGGACGGCGAGATCGGCGCCGAGGTTTACGCCGTGGCCACCACCCGAGCCCAAGCCATGACGGTGTTCAAGCCCTGCTTCGACAACGTGCGCCGCTGGGTGCGCCGGTCGCCGGGCGTGGCCCGGTCGTTCAAGGTCTTCTCCGGTCTGAACCAGGAGAAGATCGAGATGGACACCAGCGTGTTCGCGCCGCTGCCGGCGATGGCCGAGAACCTGGACGGCCTGAACCCCAGCGCCATCCTGTTCGATGAGCTGCACGCGCAGAAGTCACGCGACGTGTGGGACGTGATGGAGTCAGCCCTCGGCGCCCGGGCGCACCCGCTGCTGTCGGCCATCACCACTGCCGGCTTCATCCTCGACGGCATCTGCACCGAGGTGCGGGGCTACCTGATCTCGGTGCTGGAGGGCAAGCGCGAGGACGACGCCTTCTTCGGCTACGTCTACACCCTGGATGCGCACGACGACCCGTTCGATGAACGCAATTGGCCGAAGGCCAACCCGGGGCTCGGCAAGTCGAAGACGATCGAATACATGCGCGGCATGGCCCGCAAGGCGGCNGACGCTCTTCCGATCTCTGGAGGGCAAGCGCGAGGACGACGCCTTCTTCGGCTACGTCTACACCCTGGATGCGCACGACGACCCGTTCGATGAACGCAATTGGCCGAAGGCCAACCCGGGGCTCGGCAAGTCGAAGACGATCGAATACATGCGCGGCATGGCCCGCAAGGCGGCTGCGCTGCCGGGTGCCAAGGTCAACTTTCTCACGAAGGACCTGAACATCTGGTGCAACAGCGCCGACGGCTGGTTCGCCGCNTGAAATCGCTCGCAGGCGTGGCGGTGTATATACATGCGCGGCATGGCCCGCAAGGCGGCTGCGCTGCCGGGTGCCAAGGTCAACTTTCTCACGAAGGACCTGAACATCTGGTGCAACAGCGCCGACGGCTGGTTCGCCGCCGACACCTGGGACCTGGGCGGAAAGAAGTTCGACCCCGAGATGCTGAAGGGCCGGCGCTGCTTCGGCGGCCTGGACCTGGCCAGCACCCGCGACCTGACCGCCTTCGCGCTGGTGTTCCCGCCCGAGGGCGACGATCCCGAATGGCATGTGCTGGTCTGGTTCTGGTGCCCGCAGGCGAAGGTCGATGCGCAGGAGCATGACGACGTGGCGCCCTACAAGCGCTGGGCGGCCGAGGGCTGGCTGACCGCCACCCCGGGNGATGTGACGGACTACGGNCCGGTGCGGCGCCAGGTGCAGCAGGCGATGCAGGACTACGACCTGGTCGACATCGGCTTCGACCGGTGGAACGCCCAGCAGCTCTGCAACGAGATGCTGGCCGGTGCGGCGCCAGGTGCAGCAGGCGATGCAGGACTACGACCTGGTCGACATCGGCTTCGACCGGTGGAACGCCCAGCAGCTCTGCAACGAGATGCTGGACGCCGGCGTGCCGCTGGTGGAGATCCCGCAGAACACCGGCGGCATGTATCCGGGCTCGAATGCCCTGGAAATGCTGGTGTACGGCAAATTGCTGCAGCACGGGGGCAACCCGGTGCTGCGCTACTGCGCGATGAACGTGGCGCTGCTGTTCGACACGAACGGCAACTTCCGCCCGGACAAGAAAAAGAGCCAGCAAACAGGCCGCATCGATGGCGTCGTCGCCGTGGTGATGGCGGTGGAACGCCCAGCAGCTCTGCAACGAGATGCTGGACGCCGGCGTGCCGCTGGTGGAGATCCCGCAGAACACCGGCGGCATGTACCCGGGCTCGAATGCCCTGGAAATGCTGGTGTACGGGAAGTTGCTGCAGCACGGGGGCAACCCGGTGCTGCGTTACTGCGCGATGAACGTGGCGCTGCTGTTCGACACGAACGGCAACTTCCGCCCGGACAAGAAAAAGAGCCAGCAAACAGGCCGCATCGATGGCGTCGTCGCCGTGGTGATGGCGCTGAGCCGGTGTGTGTTCAGCGATGGGGAGCCGAATATCTCGGCCTTCCTGCAAAACCCGGTGGTCGGAAGGTGAAACGCGTATGAAGAATCGACCTACCGGCGGCGTCGTAAGCCGGGTTCGTGCCGCCGTCGATGGCTGGGTGCGGTCATTTACCACCAAAGATGCCGAGCTCTACAGCCCGCCCGACTCGGGCGCCGGGGTCGAGGTCAGCGTGAAGAGCGTGATGCAGCTGGACGCGGCCTGGAGCTGCGTGCGGCTGATCTCAGAGACGATCGCCACGCTGCCTCTGTCCGTCTTCGAGCGGACCCCGAAGGGCAAGCGGCCGGCCGGCGATCACAGGCTGCACTTCATCATCCACGACCAGNGTGGCGCTGCTGTTCGACACGAACGGCAACTTCCGCCCGGACAAGAAAAAGAGCCAGCAAACAGGCCGCATCGATGGCGTCGTCGCCGTGGTGATGGCACTGAGCCGGTGTGTCTTCAGTGATGGGGAGCCGAATATCTCGGCATTCCTGCAAAACCCGGTGGTCGGAAGGTGAAACGCATATGAAGAATCGACCGACCGGTGGCGTGGTGAGCCGGGTTCGCGCGGCGGTGAGTGGCTGGGTCAAATCCCTGACCACCCAGGATGCCGAGCTATACAGCCCGCCCGACTCGGGGGCGGGGGTAGAGGTCAGCGTGAAGGGAGTGATGCAGCTCGACGCGGCCTGGAGCTGCGTGCGGCTGATCTCGGAGACGATCGCCACGCTGCCTCTGTCCGTCTTCGAGCGGACCCCGAAGGGCAAGCGGCCGGCCGGCGATCACAGGCTGCACTTCATCATCCACGACCAGNCGTTGACCGGAGTGCCCGTAGGCCGGCTTTGGAAGACTCGGGAGCTGCGTGCGGCTGATCTCAGAGACGATCGCCACGCTGCCTCTGTCCGTCTTCGAGCGGACCCCGAAGGGCAAGCGGCCGGCCGGCGATCACAGGCTGCACTTCATCATCCACGACCAGCCGAATACGGACTCGACCGCCTCGGTCTTTTGGGAGGCGATGGTGGCGGCCATGCTGCTGCGCGGCGCCGGCCGCGCCGAGAAGCTCTACGCGGGCCCGCAGCTGGTCGGCCTGATGTTCCTGGATCCGCAGAAGCTGCAGGTGACCCGTGGGCTGGACGGCCGAAAGGCTTACCACTACCCACGGGCGAACGGCTCGCTGCGGGAGATCGCGACGGCAAACATCTGGACCATTCCCGGCTTCACGCTCGACGGGATCAACGGGGTGTCCGTCATCCANACTACCCACGGGCGAACGGCTCGCTGCGGGAGATCGCGACGGCAAACATCTGGACCATTCCCGGCTTCACGCTCGACGGGATCAACGGGGTGTCCGTCATCCANTACGGGGCCAAGGTCTTCGGCGCGGCGATCGCTGCCGAGCAGGCTGCAGCCAAGACCTTTCGAAACGGGCTGCTGCCTACGATTTACTACCGCGTTGCGCAGCTGCTGAAGCCTAACCAGCGGGAGGACTTCCAGAAGAATATGGCTGGAAGGATTGAGCGCGGCGAGGCGCCGCTGCTGGAGATGGGCATGGAGGCCGGAACGCTGGACATCAACCCGGCGGACGCTCAGCTGCTGGAGTCGCGGTCCTTCTCGGTCGAGGCGATCTGCCGCTGGTTCCGCGTTCCGCCCTGGATGGTCGGCCACACCGAGAAATCCACCAGCTGGGGCACCGGCATCGAGCAGCAGATGATCGGCGAGCAGGCGATCGCCAAGGACCTGCTGACGCCAGGTGAGCGGACGCGCTACTACGCGAAGTTCGCGGTCGAAGGTCTGCTGCGCGCCGACAGCGCCGGCCGCGCCGCCTTCTATGGCGCGATGGTCAATAACGGGATCCTGACCCGCGACGAGGTGCGGGAGCTGGAAGACCGAGAGCCAATGGGCGGCAATGCTGCCGTCCTGACCGTGCAGTCAGCCATGACCACGCTCGATGGGGTCGGCACCGCGACTGAAACCACCCAGGCCCGGGCCGCACTTCGCGCGCTGCTGGGTTTCTCCCCCGACTCCAAGGATTAATCCATGAGCTTGCGAAATCTTCCGGGCGCCCCGACAGGCCGCCCGAGTAGCGGCGTGCGCAGTGAAATTCTGCCGCGCGCTATGGAACGCTGGAATCCCGGCATACAGGCCGCTGAAACCGATCAGGCCGACGAGCGGGTGATCAGCATTTACGAGGCGATCGGCTACGACACCTGGTCAGGCGAGGGCGTCACGGCCCGGCGCGTGGCCGGAGCGCTGCGAAGCATGGGCGCCGGCCCGGTCACAGTCAATCTGAACAGCCCGGGCGGCGACATGTTCGAGGGCCTGGCCATCTACAACATCTTGCGCGAGCACAAAGGCGAGATCACCGTGAAGGTGCTAGGCCTGGCCGCATCTGCCGGATCGGTAATTGCCATGGCCGGCGACAAAGTGCAGATCGCACGTGCCGGCTTCTTCATGGTGCACAACTCCTGGGTGGTGGCCGCGGGCAACCGCCTGGACCTGCGCGGCATCGCGGACTGGCTGGAACCCTTTGACGCGGCCATGGTGGACATCTACTGCGACCGCACGGGGCTTGATGCCAAGTCTGCGGCCAAGCTGCTCGATGCGGAATCCTGGATTGGAGGCAGCGCAGCGGTGGAGCAAGGCTTCGCCGACGAGCTCTTGCCTTCCGACCAGATCTCAGCAGGCGCCGGCAAGGCCAGCGCATCGGCAGTGCGCCGCATTGAAGCCGCCCTTCGAGCGAGCGGCATGCCGAAGTCGGACGCTCTCCGGCTGATCAGCGAATTCAAGTCCGGCGTGGGTGATCCCGCCGGCAGCGGTGCGGGCGATCCCACCGAACGCGGCGGGGTCAACAAGCCCGCCGCAGCAGCGCAAGTCGTCCACGCCCTCCAGGGCTTCTCACTTTCCAACTGAAAAGGTATCTCAATGAAAACTTCCAAGAATCGCATCGTCGTTGCTCTGATCGCAGCGGCAGCCATCGTCAACGACGCGCTCTTCCGTCACATGAAGCGCTCCGGCCTGGTCCTGTGCGCGGCCGACGACGACGCCCAGTCCATCAAGGTCCAGCTGCAGCGCATCGGCGACGAAGTCAAGGCCGCGGGCGAGAAGGCCCTCGGCGAAGCGAAGAGCGCCGGTCAGCTCTCCCGCGAGACGAAGGCCGAGGTCGACCAGCTGCTGGTGAAGCACGGCGAACTGCAGGCCAACCTGCAGCACGCCCAGCAGACGCTGGCGAAGATCGAGGCCAATGGCGCCGGCGGCGACGTGCAGCACCAGTCGCTCGGTCAGCAGTTCGTCAATACCGACGGCGTGAAGGCCTTGATGGGCCAGACCACCCCGCGCGGCCGCGTCGACATGCCGATCCATGCCGCCATCACCGGGCTCACCACCGATGCCGACGGCTCTGCCGGCGACCTGGTCGAGCGCACCCGCCTGCCGGGCGTGCTGGCGCTGCCGCAGCGCCGCATGACGGTGCGCGACCTGATCACCCCCGGCACCATGGACGGCAACGCCCTGGAATACGTGAAGGAAACCGGCTTCACTAACAACGCCGCCATGGTGGCCGAAGGCACGCAGAAGCCCGAGTCCAGCCTGAAGTACGACCTGATCAGCACCACCGCGAAGGTGATCGCCCACTACGTGAAGGCATCGCGGCAGATCCTGAGCGACGCTTCGCAGCTGGCCAGCATGATCGACGGCCGCCTGCGCTACGGCCTGGCCTTCAAGGAAGAGGGCCAGCTGCTTAACGGCGACGGTACCGGCCAGAACCTGCTGGGCATCATTCCGCAGGCCTCTGCTTTCGTCGCACCGTTCGACCCGGCCGGCACCGAGACCAACATCGACAGCATCCGCCTGGCGATGCTGCAGGCGTTCCTGGCCGAATACCCTGCGACCGGCATCGTGATGAACCCGACCGACTGGGCCCGCATCGAGATGCAGAAGGACGCGAACGGCCGCTACATCATCGGCAACCCGCAGGGCAGCATCGGCGCCACCCTCTGGAACCTGCCGGTCGTGGAAACCCAGGCCATCAGCACCGACAAGTTCCTGGTCGGCGCCTTCAAGCTGGGCGCGCAAGTGTTCGACCGCTGGCTGGCGCGGGTGGAAGTCTCGACCGAGGACGGCGACAACTTCACCAAGAACATGGTGACCATCCTCGCCGAGGAGCGCCTGGCTCTCGCGGTGTTCCGCCCCGAGGCCTTCATCTACGGCGACTTCGGCAACGTCGCCTGATCGCCGCCGACCTCCCCGCAACCCTAAAAGAGCCCGGCCCGCCGGGCTCATTGCATTCCAGGAGATATTCAATGCGGATCAAATTCCAGAAGCCGGACCCCCGTGCCGGCACCATCGCCCAGATGGACAGCAGCCGCGGCCGCCAGCTGGTCGAGCGCGGCAACGCTGTCGAGATCGGCCCCGACGACGCACCCGTCGCGCGGACCGCACGCACCGTTGGCAGCGACGAACTGCGCGCCGATGGCCCCACGGTGAAGGAGTTCGTCGCCGCTGGCTACCAGGCCGCGAACTATCCACCGGCCGGCTACGCGTCGAAGAGCACCCCCGAGGAGATCGCCGACGCGATCGGGGCCCAGGGTGCTCCAGCGGTGCCGCCGGCCAGTACCCTGACCGTCCCCGAGCTGAAAGCTGCGCTGGACGCGGCCGGCATCGCCTACAAGGCCAGCGCACCGAAGGCCGAACTGCTGGCTCTTCTGCCAACGCCATGACCCTGGTCCCGCTCGACAGGGCGCGCGCCCATCTGCGCGCGGATGGCGACTACCCGGCCGAGCAGATCCAGATTTACCTGGAGGCGGCCGAAGAGGATGTGCAGGCCTTCCTGAACCGGCGTGTTTATGCCGACAGTGACGCGCTGGATGAGGCCCTCGCCGGAATCCCTGCCTTCCTGGAGTCGGCCCGGGCTCGCTTCGCCGCGGCGGTCATCGCCGCCGATGCGATCGTGGATCCCGAGCTGCGCGGCCTCGCCGTGGATGCTGCTGCCGACCGGTACACGGCTGCGCGCTATAGCGCTGGCGAGGTGTATGCCGGAATGGTGATCAATAAGTCGATCACCGCGGCGGTGCTGCTGGTCATGGGCCACCTGTTCGCCAACCGGGAAGACACGGTAGCCGGGACGACCAACCTGCTGCCGGAGGGCTCCCGCTCCCTGCTGCAGCCGTGGCGCGTGGGTCTGGGGGTGTGACATGCGGCAGGCCGGCAAACGCGACCAGCGCGTGCAGATCGAAGCGCTACAGGTAGGCAAGGGCGAATCTGGCGGCATGCAGAAGACCTGGGTGTCCGTCGCCGAGGTGTGGGGCAGCGTCCGCCACCTGTCCGGGCACGAGAAACGCGCCACGGACGTGGGCGGCCTAGTGGCAGAGGCCCGCACCGAGATCGAAATCCTCTACCGGCCCGGAGTCACCGCCACCATGCGTGTCGTGCACCGGGGTACCCGATACAACATCGTGCACGTCAACAACCTGCAGGAGCGCAACCAGGCGCTGGTGCTGACGTGCGACAGCGGGGTGAACCATGGCTGAATCCAGCATCCTCGGCATCGGCGAGATGCGGCAAAACTTCGCCCAGCTCAACGCCGACAAGATGAAGTCCGTGGCCCAGGGCCTGGGCCTGCGCCGCACCGGCGCGCTGTTGAAGAACATCGTGATCAAGCGGGAGCCGGCCGCACCTGACGGCACGGTGCAATACAACCTGGGTGTGCGGCACGGCCGCAGCCTCACGAAGAAGCAGAAGGCCTCCAGCATGCTGGCGGTCAACAAACAGGGCAGGGTCGTGACGCGCTACGCGGACGATCCCTTCTACTGGTCGTTTCTGGAGTTCTCCACGAAGCGCCGGGCCGGCACGCCGTTCCTCGCGCGGGCCCTGGTCAACAAGCGCGACGCGGCCCTGCAGGCCATGGGCGACGCCCTGGCCAAGGAACTGCAGAAAGTGGGGCTCAAAAAATGAACGTGCATGCCCTCGTCTCTGCGGCGCTGGAGGCGGTGCTGCCCAACACCTGGGCCGTCGAGCTGCCGCCGGTGCCGACCTGGCCCGCCGTCGTCTTCGACATCGACTCGAAGCCCGAGGAGCTGTGGTGCGCCGGCGGCGGCTACGACCAGCACAGCGTGAATATCGTGGCCATGGCCGAGGACCTGGATGTCCTGATCGGCCTGATGCCGCAGCTGCTCGCCGCGATGGAAGCACTGCACCCGCAGTACCAGTTCGATGAAGACGCCGGCGATGCCGACTACGAGCCCGACCCGGCTGTCTTCGCCCGGTTCCTCACTGTCCGACTCCGCACCCCGCGGTACTGATCCCGCCTCAACCCCCTGAAAGGAGCCACCCCGTGGCACGAAACACCGAACCGCTGGTGGGCGCAGCCCTGCCCGAAACCCCGGCAGCACCGCTGCCCGTCACTCCTGTGCAGGTCGCCCCGTCGCTGCCTGCATCCCCCCTCGCTGTGGGGGCCGCCCCTGTGCCGGCCGACGGCAAGCCCACGAAGCCGGTTCCCGAGCCGATTCACCCGCCGGACGACTACACCGGCATCGGCGGCCGCTACATCCGCGACCCCGAAACCGGCGTGCGCACCCGCATCGCCGACCCCGCTGCCGATGAGGCAGCAGCACCCGCCACTCAGGAGTAATACCCATGGCAAAGTCGATGCGAAAAATGCTCCTGCTAGCCAAGCGGGAAGTGACACCGGGCGTGGACCCGATCCCCACGGCCGGTGCCAACTCGGTGATGGTCCGGGCGTTCACGCCCGAACTGATCACCGCCGAGTTCGTCCAGCGCAACCTGCTGCGCCCCTTCAAGGGCAACAGCGGCAGCATGGCGGTCGGCGTGCACCGCCGCTTCCAGTTCGAGATCGAGCTGGCCGGCTCGGGCGCACCCGGCACCGCCCCGGCCTGGGGCGACATCCTGGCCGCCTGCGGCTTCTCCGAGACCATCACCATTGGCACCAGCGTCCAGTACCTGCCCGTCAGCGAGGGCGAGCCGACCCTGACGATGTACGGCTACCTGGATGGCGTGCTGTTCAAGCTCACCAACGCCAAGGGCACCGTCAGCCTGCAGATGGATGCGAAGACCATCCCGGTGCTGAAGTTCGACTTCATCGGCGCGTACAGCGACGGCGCCGACGTGGTGCAGCCCGCGGCCAACACGGTCGACTACAGCAAGTTCAAGCAGCCGCAGACGGTCGGCAAGATCAACACCCCCACCTTCAGCATCTACGGGGTGCAGGCCTGCATGCAGGCCTTCGGCGTCGACGTGGCCAATCAGCTGGCCTGGCGCGAACTGGTGAACTGCGCCGGCCCGCGCAGCCCCGACCGCCAGCCCAAGGGCACCGCCATGATCGAGCTGACCTCGATGCAGCAGAAAAACTGGGGCGCCACGATCAAGGACAGCGCCGTCGGTGCCGCCCAGAGCATCCACGGCACCGTGGCCGGCAACATCATCCAGCTGGACTTGCCGAACATCCAGGTGACCAGCGCCGCGCTGCAGGACCAAGAGGGCATCGCGATGCTCAATCTGGGCTTCGACGTAAACCCGAACACGGGTGACGACGAGATGGTCCTGACGCTGAAGTAAGCCGAGGCCGGCGCCTGCCGGCCTGTCTCTCTCTCCCTCTCCTGTTCCCTCACCAGGCCCGCCGGCATGTCGCCCGCGGGCCTTCCTTCGTCCCCTTCCATTCCGAGATCCACATGGCCTTCAACCTCACCCCCACCGAAACCTTCAAGGAAACCGTCACCGTCAACGTCAAGCAGGCCAACGGCGGCTGGAAGCAAGACAGCTACATCGGCGAGTTCAAGCGCGCGAGCGAGGAGGAGCGCAAGGCCCTCGCCGCACTGTCCGATGTCGACCTGGTGCGCGACCGCCTGGTCGGCTGGTCGATGAAGGACGACAACAAGAACGACGTGCCCTTCACTCCCGAAAACCTCGACGCCCTCTGCAGCTTCACCGCCGCCGTACGCGAGACGGCCGTGACCTTCTGGCAGGCCAACCTGGGCGCCAAGCAAAAAAACTGATCGGGGCGGCTCGGCACTGGGCGGGTGTGCGGGACACGCCGCCGGCGCCGATGGCCGTGGATGCGTCGATCGTGGAAGGCATGCGGGCTTTCGGTGCGAGCGCCGAGGACATCGAGGCCGCCGAGGCCCAGATCCAGCCCGAGGACGACAGCCACGAGCACTTCGGCCTCTACGCCGAGAACGTCCAGACCTTCGAGCGCTTCCACGCGCTGCGCACTCAGTGGACCTATGCCGGTATGGCTGGGCAGCGGGTCGGCTTCGACTACGCCCGGGTCATCGCCTGGATGCAGTTCGCCGTCCCCAAGAAAGAGCGCCTGCAGCTCTTCGCCGACCTGCAGGTGATGGAGCCCCAGCGCCGGCTCGCCGGGCGATGTCGAGGTGCTGATCGCCGCCTCCCNATGCAGTTCGCCGTCCCCAAGAAAGAGCGCCTGCAGCTCTTCGCCGACCTGCAGGTGATGGAGTCCGCGGTGCTGACCGCCGACGCCGAGCTGATGAAAAACAAAAAGGAAACCTGACCCATGGCTGCACTCGGCTCCCTCGTCGTCCAGCTCGGGCTGAACTACGCCCAATTCACGGGCGGCGCCGATGCTGCGGAGCAGCGCGCCCTGCAGATGGCCAAGCGTGTCCAGGACTCGATGGACCGCGTCAAGGCCACGGCCGGTGCCGCGGTCGGCGCTTTCGTGGGCGCTGTCACCGCCGGCGCGATCATCCAGGGCTTCCGCCAGACCATCGATGAACTGGACCGCGTATCCGATGCGGCCGACAAGATCGGCGTCTCGGCGCAGAACCTGGCCGAGCTGGGCTACGCCGCCAAGATGAGCGGCACCGACGCCGAGTCCCTGGAATCGTCCATGGGCAAGCTCAGCGTCAAGGTGGCCGAGGCGGTCGGCGGTGGTAAGGAAGCCGTCAAGACCTTCGAGAGCATCGGCATCAAGCTGAAGGACGCCGAGGGCAAGGTGCGCTCCAGCGAAGAGGTGTTCGGCGATCTGGCCGACTTCTTCCAGGTGCTGCCGGACGGCGTCACCAAGACTGCGCTGGCCGTCGACATCTTCGGCAAGAGCGGCAAGGAAATGGTGCCGATGCTCAGCCGCGGCCGGGAAGGCATCACCGAGCTGCGCGAGGAGTTCGTGCGCCTGTCTGGTGGGAGTCAGGAGGCTGCGCGCGCACTCGCGGGCGAGCTGAACGACCAGCTCGACAAGCTGGCCGTCGTCTCGCAGGGCGCTTATGCCCAGGTGGCGACGCAGCTGCTGCCCACGATCAACGCGCTCACCTCGGAATTCATCGGCGCCGGCCGCGAGGCGGGTGCGCTCGGGGCTGGGTTCTCGGCCGCCAGTGCTGTCGGTGCCGACCTGGCCCAGTTCCTGGTGGAGGTGGCGGTGCTCGGGGCCAATGTCGCCTACGGCTTTGCGGCGATGCGGCGTGAGATCGGCGGCTTTGCCGCCGGTGCGGCGGCGCTGCTGTCGGGGGACCTCAAGGGCGCGCGGGCGATCGGCCAGGAGATCATCCGGGACGCCGAGGACGCCCACGCGGAGCTGGTAGCGCAGGAGGAGCGGCTGAAGGCCTCCCTCAAGAAGTCGAGCGCGACCGATCCGAAGCCCGCAGAAGACGACAGCGAAGCCAAGCGCATGGCGAACCGCGCCGCCGCGGCCGCCGCAGAAGAGAAGGCCCGCAAGGCCCTGGCCGCCACCGGCGCAGCCGCGTCCAAGACCGAGTCGGAATACGCCAAGCTCACCACCCGCATCGGCGAGCGCATCCAGCTGGCCGAGATCGAGCTGAAGGCCGGCCGCACCCTGACCGAACAGGAGAAGTTCGCCGCCAAGGTCGCCTCCGACATGGACGGCGCCAAGAAGTCGCTGACTGCCGCGGAGCGCGCCCACATCGCCGCGCTGCTCGCCCGGTCCGAGGCGGCCCAGCTCGCGCTCGACATCGACCGCAGCCTGATCAAGTCCGCCCAAGACCTGGCGACCGCACGGCAAACCCAGCGTGCAGCCGACGACCAGGCCGCGGCCGAGTTCATCCAGTCGCAGCAGGCGGCCGCCAGCGCCGCCCTTGCGGGCGTCGCCGACCGCACTCGTGCGATCGAGGACGAGATGCGCGCCGTGGCCCTGTCGGCCGATGGTCACATCACCCTGGCCTACGCCGTCGAGCAGGTGGCGATCGCGCGCCTCAAAGAAAAGCAAGCCGGGTTCTACGAGAACAGCGAAGGCTGGGAGAACCTGCAGCGCGAGATCGACCAGCGCACCAAGCTGCTGGCCCTGATGGGCAAGCGCGACGACCAGGCCAAGGTGGTCGAGCAGGCCAAGGAAGCGCAGGGGGAGTGGACCAAGTTCACCGACTCGGTGTACCAGGGCCTGACCGACAGCCTCTTCCGGGGCTTCGAGGCCGGCAAGGGCTTCTTCAGCTCCTTCTGGTCCGGCATCAAGAACACCTTCAAGACCAGCGTGCTGAAGCTGCTTGTGCAGGGTGTGATGACGGGCATCACCGGCTTGGCCGGCTCGGCCGCCAGCGCTGCAGGCCTGGTCGGCAACCAGGCGGGTGGTGCCGGGGGTGTGCTCAGCGGCGCGAATCTGGCGTCGAGCGCCTTCAGCCTGATCTCCGGCGCCGGCAGTGCGCTGGCGTCGGGCGTGTCGTCGGGCCTCACCGGCTTCTTCGCCGGCGAGGGCGGGGCGATCATCGCCAACGGCATCAGTAGCGCTGTCGGCGCCAGCACGGTCGGCGGCGCGTCCTTCAGCATCGGCAGCGTCATCGGCGCGGCGGCACCCTACGCCCTGGCCGCGGTGGTGGCCTTGAACGCCCTGGGTGTCTTCCGCTCGGAAAAGAAAACCGACGTCGGCTTCAAGGGCACGCTGGGCGCATCGTCCGACGTGTCCGGCTTCACCACCATTCGCAAGGGTGGCAGTCTGTTCTCGGGCCCCTCCTACCGCGACGAGCTGTCGGCTCTGCCGGCCGCCACAAAGCTGGCAATCGACCAGTCGGTCGGCTCGATGTTCTCCAGCGTCAAGGGCTTCTCGGACGTGCTGGGGCTCAACTCGAAGGCGATCGACGGCTTCACCAAGGACATCTTCATCAGCACCCAGGGGCTGACGGACGCGCAGATCCAGGAGAAGCTGGCCGCCACGTTCAAGAGCCTGGGCGACGACCTGGCCAATCTGGTGGCGGGCGGCATCCTGTCGGGTGCGAAGGCCGGCTCCGCTGCTGCGGCCGCCGCGATCCAGGAGGACGCGGCCGGCGCGCTGCCGGTGGCCTACGCCGGTGCCGCAGATCCTGCTGCTGGTGGTCAGACCGTCTCGGCCGCCTCGGCGCTGGACCCGTTCCGCCGGGCGGGCGAGTCGGCGATCGACACGCTGGGCCGGCTGGCCAACAGCCTTTCGGGCGCGAATGCCATCTTCGACTCGCTTGGCCAGACCGCTCTGAAGGCGTCCCTGGCCGGTGGTGCTGCGGCTTCGGCCCTGGTCGACCTGTTCGGCGGCATGGACAAGTTCGGCGCCGCCGCGGGCAGCTTCCTGCAGGACTTCTACACCCCGGCCGAGCGCGCCGCGATCACGACCCGGCAGTTGACCACCGAGTTCGACAAGCTCGGCGTCACGCTGCCGAAGTCGCGCGACGCCTACCGGGAGATGGTCGAGCTGTACCAGACGAAGCTCGACACGGAGGAGGGCCGCAAGATGTACGCGGCCNGTCCCTGGCTGGTGGTGCCGCAGCATCGGCCCTGGTCGACCTGTTCGGCGGCATAGACAAGTTCAGCGCCGCCGCGGGCAGCTTCCTGCAGGACTTCTACACCCCCGCCGAGCGCGCCGCGATCACGACCCGGCAGCTGACCACCGAGTTCGACAAGCTCGGCGTCACGCTGCCGAAGTCGCGCGACGCCTACCGGGAGATGGTCGAGCTGTACCAGACGAAGCTCGACACGGAGGAGGGCCGCAAGATGTACGCGGCGCTGCTGCAGCTGGGTCCTGTCTTCGCCTCGATCACCGAAGCGGCCGCAGATTCGTCCACCGCAGCCCAGACCGCGACCGCCGCTCGGCAGCAAGAAATCCAGATCATGGAGCTGCAGGGCGACGCCGCGGGCGCGCTGGCGGCCCGCCGAGAGGACGAGCTGGCGGCGATGGACCCGCTGCTGCGCGAGAAACAGCGGTACATCCACAGCCTGCAGGACGAAGCGACGGCTACGGCGGCGGCTACGGCCCGGGCGACGGCCTCGCGCGACCAGGACATCCAGATCCTAGAGCTGCAAGGCAATGCCGCCGGGGCGCTGGCCGCGCGGCGCGAGGATGAGCTTGCCGCGATGGACCCGCTGCTGCGCGAGAAACAGCGGTACATCTATAGCCTGCAGGACGAGGCGGCCGCGACGGCTGCTGCTGCGGCAGCGAAGGCCGAGGCCGACGCCCGCGCGAAAGAGATCGGCGACACCCAATTCGACTACGAGCAGCGCCTGCTGCGGGCCCAGGGGCGGGACCGGGAAGCCCTGGACCGTGACCGGGCCAAGGAATATGCCCGGCTGGTGGCGCTGAGCCCCGCGCTGGCCGTCCTGGCCAATAACCTGTGGCTGGCAGAGGACGCCGCCACCGCTGCAGCCGCCGCGGCCGAGGCGGAAGCCAAAGCCAAGGCCGACCGCGACAAGGCGATCGATGACGCGTATGCCGCCGTGCAGCGTGCCGTCGACGCCCGCAAGACAGTGCTGAGCGAGATGCAGTCGGTGCAGCAGGCAGCAGTGACCGGCCTCGGCGCGATCGCCAAGACCCTGAAGTCGAGCATCGGCTCGCTGCTGGGCGAGGTGACCAGCGTGACGGCCGTCACGGCGGCAAACGGCATGGCCTACATCCGCCGGGCTCTTGTCAGCGGTGTCAGCAGCGACGAGGAGCTGCAGGCAGCGATCGCCGGCGTGCGGGCCAACATGGGCGAGGACCGGTACGCGACCCGCGAGGAGTACGACCGCGACCGCCTGGTGCTGGCCGGCCAGCTGTCCGAGCTGGAGGAGGTCAACGGAGTCCAGCTCACCACCGCCGAGAAGCAGCTGAAGACCACGCAGGACGAGTTGAAGCGCCTGGACGACATGCTGCGCGAGTCGAAGATCCTGGTCGACACCATGAAGGGCGTCGACACCTCGGTGCTGAGCGTGGCCGAGGCGATCGACCGGCTGCATAAGGCGATGTTCCCGGCGAAGCCTGCGGGCACGGCGACCGGTGCCGGCAGCTCGGCCACGGGTGGTGCGGTGGTCGGTGCGGGCCCTGGCGGCGGCGCTGCCAACAGCGGCTCCTACCTGGGCCGCCAGGCCAATGGCTCCTACGTCTTCAGCGACGGCTACGTCTCCCGTGACATCACGGGGGCCGATGCCGCTCGGCTCGACGGCGCGGCCGGCATCGTGGCGCAGTTCTCCGGCACCGGCGACGTCAAGGGGTACTACGAGGCGATGCGGGACGCCGGCTTCTCGCTGCGCGACATCGCGGCGCGGGACGGCTACTACTACGGCGACGTGCTGGCAGCAGCCGCGGCCGCAGGCGTGCCGGCCTTCGAGGCGGGCGGCATGCACGCGGGCGGTCTGCGGATCGTCGGTGAGCGGGGCTGGGAGTTGGAGGCATCAGGCCAAAGCCGGATCTGGAACCAGCAGCAGCTGGCGGCAGCGTTCGGCGGCGGCGGCGCAGCGGCGAACGACCAGATTGTGGTCGAGCTGCGGGCGCTGGGTTTGAAGGTGGAAGCGCTCCAGCTAGCGGCCAAGGCCACGGCCGACAACACGCGTGAAACCGTGAAGTCGATCCGTAACGTTACAGCGGAAGACGGCAAGTCCGTATCGATGAAGGCAGCAGCATGATCGTTGTCACTCCCATTCCCATCACCGACGCGATCCTGACCAGCAGCAGCGTGCTGGAGCCTGATACCGGCGAGACGCTCTGGTCGTCCAGCTCGGCTTATGTGGTGGGCGACGTGCGGATCCGCACCACCACGCACCGGAAATACCAGTGCGTGAAGGCGGTTGCAGCCGGCACCAACACGCTGCCCGAGAACGATCCGACCAGCTGGCAGGACATCGGCGCGACCAACCGGCGCGCCATGTTCGAGCTGGAGCGCAACAACGCAACCACCTCGGCCGGGCCTCAGACCGTGGTGCTGACGCCTGGCCAGCGGGTGGGGGCGTTGTTCATCGGCGGCGGCCAAGCCACGCAGGTAACGGTGGTGGTCACCCTGGCCGGGCAGGAGCTATATCGGAGGTCGGTCAGCCGGGTAGCGCGGCGCACCACCAGTTGGAAGACCTACTTCTTCGGCAAGTTCATCGTGCTGCCGTCCCTACTGCTGACCGACCTGCCGCCGTCGACCGGCGCCGTGATCACCGTAACGATCGAGAACAGCTTCGGCTCTGCCGTGAAGTGCGCGGCGCTGGTCATCGGCAATGGCGAATTCATCGGCAACGTTCAGAAGAAGGCCAAGAGCGATGCCCTCAACTTCAGCAACACCACCCGGGACTTCGCCGGCAACGTGACCTTCGTGCCCCGCCGCACGGTGCCGCGGACCGAGCAGGTGCTGGAGCTGCCGAAGGGCCTGGTCAACACGGTTCGCGATTTGCGCACCGCCCTGAACGCGAAGGTCGCCGTCTGGAGCGGACTGGACAACTTCAGCGACGACGGCTACTTCGAATCGCTCCTGATCCTGGGCTTCTACCGGCAATTCTCGATCGACCTGGACCAGCCGAAGGACGCGCTGGCCACCCTTGAACTGGAGGAAATCTAATGGCCATCACCCCCGTGCCGGATCTACCCGTCCTCGGCTCCGCGCCGTCGACCACGGACATGGCCAACTTCGACACCCGGTCCGACGCCTTCCTGCCGCAGCTCAAGCCCTGGGGCGACGTGCTGAAGGCGATCGGCGACGCGACGAAGGCCAACGCCCTCTCCGCGAACGGCGATGCGGCCATTGCCCTGGCGGCACAGGCCGGCGCCCAGGCGGCAGCAGCCCAGGCGGCGGCGGGCTCCGGCTCCTCCAAGTGGGCGGCCGGCAACTACAACGATGGCGCCACCGTCTGGTCGCCGATCGACTACATGGGCTATCGCAAGCGGGGCACCGGGGCCAGCGCCACGGACCCCAGCGCGGACGCTGCAGGCTGGGCACCGCTCACACCGAAGGTCGCGCCCACGGCGGTAATGTCCGCAGGCTTCAACGCCGTGGCGGGCGGCTGGTATCCGGTCGACACCTCGGCCGGCGGCTTCACGATCCCGTTCCCGGCCACCGCGTCGAACGGCTCGCAGATCACCCTCTACGACGCGACCCGCACATGGCCCACGAATCCCGCGGTCGTCAATCCCCAGGGAAAGAAGGTCGGCGGGCTCGCGGAAAACTTCATCTGCAACACGAAGGGTCGCACGCTGACCTTCACCTTTGTCGCCGCGCTCGGCGACTGGAGCGTCCAATAATGGGTTCCTCAAACGACCTTCTCGGCGGTGCCGTCAAGCTGGTGCTGAAGACGCAGGTATTCACCGCATCGGGCACTTTCACGCCGCCCCAGGCCCTGCTTGACCTGGGCGGCACCGTCTATGTCACCGTCGTAGGTGCCGGTGGCGGTTCGGGCGGCAGCGGCGGCAGTGCCTGGTTGGCCGGCGGCGGCGGCGGCGGCGACGTGATCCTGCGTCGTGCCGTGGCGGTGGCCGCCGCAGTGGCGGTTTCCGTCGGACTCGGAGGTGCAGCAGGAGCAAATGCATCCGATGCCACAGCGCGCGGCGGTAATGGAGGGGCATCGTCGTTCGGGACGCTGACGGCAAACGGCGGCGGCGGCGGTGGTGGCGGAGCGGTCCAGCCACTTACGAACCACAGCGGAAATGTCGGCGGGGGCGGTAGCGCCAATCAAGGCGCCCCGTACCCGAGTCCGGCCGGGAAAAACGCCGGCGGCGGCGCCCACAGCGCTGGCGGCGGCGGCGGTGGAGGCGCCGGCGGACCGGCGGCCAGCGGAACCGCCAACGACAACCTGTTCAAGATGGGCCAGGGCGGCGCGCACGTCGAAGGCTACGGCGGCGGCGGCCAGGGCGGAAGTCAATACACCAACTCCACCCCTGGCGCCGCCAACACCGGACAGGGCGCAACAGCCGGAGTTGCGACCACCGCAGGAGCCGCGGGTGGCTCCGGCATCGTCATCGTTCAATGGTACGAAAAAGCATGAACTACGCTCTGATCCAAAACGGCATGGTCACCAATATCGTGGTGGTGGCCGACAACGACGACGGCGCAGCCTACCTGGCTGCGATCGCACCCGATCACGATCACCTCGAACCGCTGGACACGGCGCACGAGCAGGGCCTGGGCGTCGGCCCTGGCTGGGGCTGGCAAGACGGCGCATTCGTCGCGCCTGCCGCAGAAGCGCCGCCGCCGCCGGTTCCTCCCACGGTCTACACCAAGACCGACTTCCGCAAGCTGCTGACCGACGGCGAGAACATCCTGATCGACAACTTCAACTTCGCGGAGTTCGTGGCCGAGACGCCGGCGATCAAGAACCTCACGGTCGCGCAGCGCGCCGGCGTGCGCTCGGCGATCGCCCGCTACAAGGACGCGATCGACATCGACCGCACGGATCCGACAACGGTGGAGTTCATCGGCGCGCTCGGTGCGCTCGGGCTGCTCGACGGGCCGGGCCGGGCAGGCCAGATCCTGGCCGGCGAATCGGTTGACTAGTTATATGAATGGGAGATGCCTGGCTTTTGCCATCGTCTTATTCGCCCTGGATGCGCTGACGTCGGAAGCCGACCCAGGGGTTACCCTAGTGGGCGAAGGCCTACGCGTAACTGGGGTTAATGCGGGCGTGAACGGGTTCTTCTAAACGCGGCTGTTGTCAATAATGCTGCATGCCTCGCCGCCGACACCTTTGCCACCTCATCGAACGCTTATCTTCTGACGAGGGGAAGCGACAGCCGACTCCTGAAGAGTGGCTATGGGCGCAAGATCAATCCAATGGCGGAGGCGTCAAATTGGACGACGCCTCCGCCGTGATGGCGTGGTCAAGGTTCTTTCAGGCAACCCCCTTGGATCTCGCTGCCGCGGTCGAAGCAGTAGGCAACAAGCCAGCCGATGTTGCGGAATTCCTGAGAAAACTCAGGACGCATTAGTCTCTCCCGCTCCCTCAGAGGGCCGGCCGCCATCCCATGGCGCCGGCCCTTTTTGCATTTATCGCTCAACCCGCCCCGGCGGGTTTTTTTACGCCCATTCGGAGACCACCATGGCCACCATTCCCCGCGGCATCCGCAACCACAATCCCGGCAACATCGACCGGACCACCGAGCGCTGGCAGGGCATGGCCGCCGACCAATCCAGCGACCCGCGCTTCGTCGTCTTCACTGGCCCCTTGTGGGGCCTTCGTGCCCTGGCCAAGGTACTGCTGAGCTACCAGCGCAAATACAACCTGCGCACGCCGGCGGCCATCATCGGCCGGTGGGCACCGCCGGTCGAGAACGACACGGGCGCATACGCCCGCCAGGTCGCCAAGGCTCTCGGCGTGCAGCCCGACGACCGGATCGACTTGGAGGACCGGGCCACGCTCACCCGCATCCTGCCGGCCATCGTCGCCCACGAGAACGGCGAACAGCCGTACCCCGACCATTACTTCCGCCAGGCCGTTTCCCTGGCGCTGGAGTGAGCTAAGTGGATGTGCCGGAACTCAACGGCCTGCCCGGCGGCCCCATGGGCGCTATCGGCATGGCGATCGGCGCCATCGGCGGCGGCTTCATCTTCCTGCGGCAGTACCTCTCCCGGGGTGCCGCTGACCGGGCCGACGACGCCGGGCGCGTCTCGGCGATCAACGTCTACAAGGAACTGCTGGAAGCCGAGCGCGTCGCGCGCCTCACGGCGGACAAACGGGCCGACGACTTCGCGCGCGAGCGAAACGAGGCGATCACCATGCTCGGCAAGCTGCAGGGCCAGATCGAGGCCATGCAGCGCCAGCTGGAGCACGCCACCACTGAGATCGCGGGCCTGGAAAACCGGGTGCGCGAACTGACGGAGCAAGTCCATGCAAAAACCTGATTACCGCAAATGGCGGGAGATGGGCGAAGCCTGTTTCATCCTCGCCACCCTGCTGTCCAGNGCGAACTGACGGAGCAAGTCCATGCAAAAACCTGATTACCGCAAATGGCGGGAGATGGGCGAAGCCTGTTTCATCCTCGCCACCCTGCTGTCCAGCGGAGCCGGCCTCGGCTACTGGGCCGGCACCGAGCGCATGCGCGGCATGCTGATCGAGGACCGGCAGGACCACCTCGAAGAGCTGCAACGCCTGCAGGACGCCAACCGCATGGCGCTGCAGGCCATCAGTGGCCGGCTGGCCCAGGCCGCAGGTTCCACCGCCGAGGCCGCCGGTGTGGCCGCCACCGCGGCCGAGACCGCTCAGGTAGCCGCCCAGACGGCCAGCAAGGCGGCCAAGGCCGCCGGCGTGCCGGCCGCAGCGATCGAGCAGGACCGCAAGGCGATCAACAGCGCGATCGGCAAGGCCAACGCCCGGATCGGGGAGGGTGCCCGATGAAGCGCGCCCACCTCGCCCTGTCCACCCTGGCCGCCGTGATGCTGCAGGCCGGCTGCGCGTCGACGCCGCCGGCGGAACCGCAGGCCGACGTGACAGCTCAGGCCTGCCAGGCCGCATCGGCCGACGTGGGCCGGCTGGTGGAAATCCACGAGCTGCAGCGCGCCTGCCCCCTGCTGCCTACCCTGCGCGCCGGCGCAAGCGCACTGGAGCGCCGGGCCCACACCGAAACCATCGTGCGCATGTATGAAAACTGCGCGAGGAGCGGATCATGAATGCTGCGGAATTGATAGCTGCCGCCTGGCCCTGGCTGCTGGGCGTGGGCGGATTGCTTGCCCTTTTCCTGCTGTGGCTGCTGGTGCCGCTGACGGCGCTGTGGTGCCTGCCGGTGCCGGTGGTGCACAAGCTGCGCGCCAGTGCCTGCTTCGTCGGCGCGCTGGCCCGCGCGGCACTCCCGAAGCTCTTCGGCCTGTCCGCCTACCTGGTGGTGCCGCTGCTGGTGCGCCGCCTGTCGTGGTCGGCTGAATCTCTGGCCCGCCTCGATGGCGTCTACGGCAACAACTGGGGCGTCAACGGCGACAAGCGCCTGTGGATCGACCCCGAGGGCACTGGCGCCGGCATCCCTCTGCCTGTGTCGCTCCTCGACACGCCCGAGGCCCGCGCGCTCTGCTACTGGTGCCCGGGCGAGCATCCGCGCAGCGCGAAAGCTCGGCGCGCCTGGCTGACCCGCAACCGCTGTACGAACCTCTCGCTGCAGTTGGGCAAGCCTTGGCCGACGGGCCCGAAGCAGGCGTGGGGCGACATCGACACCGAGAAGAGCCGGCCGGGCTGGGTGCTGTTCGAGCAGGGCGGCCTGTACCACCTCCACGGCTGCTTGGCGCTGGGTGGCCGGGTGCTGCGCATCAGCTTTGGTTACAAGCTCGGCAAGCTGCGGGACCGGACCTTCCCGCGCGTGCCGCCGACCATCGTGCCGGCCAGCCTGCCGCGGCGCGGCGACCCGGAGGCGGCTGCGGCGCAGGACCTGTTTCTGTCGGCCGAGGCCAAGGCCGAGATCGCCGCTATCGTGCGGCATGTGGGTGCGTGATGTTGAGCCTGATCCCCGCACCCTACCGCTGGGCCGCCCTGGCCCTGGCAGTCGCCGCCCTGGCCGGCGGCTCCTACCGCGCCGGCGTCAGCCGGGAGCACGACCGCGGCACCGTGGCGCTGGCCCAGCTGCAGAGCCGCTGGGATGCGGCTGACGCCGCCGCCCGCGGCCGCGCACTGACCGAAGCCGAGCAGAACGCCCGAGAGACACAGCGCCGGCTCGACCGGCAGAAGGAGAACGACGATGCGCAAGCCGCCCAACTCGCCCGCGCTGCTCGGGACCTTGTTGATGCTCGCACTGCTGGCCAGCGCCTGCACCAGCAATCCGAAGCCCTCCGTGCCGCTATCCGTGGCGCCGCCGGCGATCCCGCCGCTGGCTCAAGCAGCGCGCCAGCCGGCGATGCCCTCGATCTGTTCGCCGACCTGTTCAGCCGGGCTGACGGCCGAGCGGGAGAGCTGGCGGAAGCGCTTGATCGAAGCTATGCCGCAGGGCTCCGATGCGAACTTGATTACATTTCACTAAATAATTAGCTCTTTTGGGGGTGCGAAGATAATTGATTTCTGCGAAGGCATATTCTCAAGGCAGGTTGTTTGACTTTTATTTTCTTCCTTCAAGTCGTATTAGCTCGGTTAATTCATAAACATTGGTAGAGGGATCCCCTTTTGGGGTGCCTTCTTCGGCCCTAGATTCCATTGCCTTCTTTGAATTCTTTACCGCATCATTATACAAATGTTGAATTTCGCCAAGATCGATAATGGGATTATGCTCATGGCAATAAGACTTGAGCTTATTTTTTAATTCTGATTGAGTTTGGTGGTGGTGGCCGGGTTTTGCATAAGCGCTGTAATGCATTAGCCCCCAAACTTCGAAGCATGGATTGGAGAAAGCTACTTTGATTCCATTTGCCTCGGCTAATGCCATAGCGGCAGGAACTTGGCCGACAGGATGAGCATCACGGTCAAACACAGCCCAGACGAAAAACCGTTTTGCGAAAGAGTTTTTGCTGCGTTTTGCATTTGCAACACGCTGTTGTCTTTCGTCAATAGCACGCTCCACTACAGAAATAGGCACGCCGCAACCTCCAATTGGGGTTATTGTAACCAAAGTATTTTTAAATGACTTTTTTAAGTCAAGGAAATATCTTGGCTCTGTGACTTTACCCTCGCACACAATCACTATTTCCGGATGCGATTCACGTTTTGGAGGTTGGCGCTTTAACATGCTATTTACAGTGAAAATTCACTGACGAAGGGTATGGCCCCAAATCTACCTTCGACATATCCCTTCTCAATATTATCTGAATTTTTGGTTTTAATATCAGAGAGCGGGTATATAACGGTGGCGCCCTCTGATGACTTTTCGGCAAACCAAATTTCATCCCTTCGGAGAAGGCCGGGATATAGTAGATTTGTGTCGTGCGTGGTAAAAATAAGCTGAGCGCCGTGCTTGTTCAACGCTTTATTGTTGAACATCGAAACTATTTTTCTAGCTAAAAGGGTATGGAGGGCTGTTGTGATTTCGTCAAGAATAATAACGGCACCTAGATTTAACGCGACTAATAGTGATGGTAATAGCTGCAACAGATACTGAGTTCCTAAACTTTCGGTTGCTAAACTTAAATGCCTTACTTTATCATCGCCGCACTCATGGCCGACAGATATTTTATAAGTATGCGTCTTAGAGAATTTAAGTTCGGGCGGAAATGCAGGGCCAGCTAATTTTTGAATTAGTTCGACCAGGCTTGCAATGCCTGACTTTGCATCTGCTGGTATTTCTTCCTCAGTTATTTTGAGGTCTCTAATTCCAGTGTCTGCAAACCGTAGAAGCCTCACCACATCATTTTTTAGATCTTCATTTCTGAACAGAGATTCGCCAATTTCATCAAACTCTGCCGGTGATACTCCGTTGGAAAATCTAAAGAAAAGCTTTTCCTTGAAAAACTCGCTTATTTTTTCAAGAATTGGGTGTTTTGAGGCGGCAGCGGCAGACAAAAATAAGACATTTGGCAATGTCACGGATTCAATTTGTTTGTTTGGTCCTGTCAGTGCTCTTCCATATTCGAAGAATTGTTCGCTTCTTTCGTAGAGCTTTTGACGAATTTTGTTTGGATACTGGTTTAACCACTCCCTCACTACCTTTTTGTCATCAAGCTCGAAGCCTAGCTCAAAGCGCACATCATCTATAACAAAATCAATCTCAAACAAAGAGTTTTCTTCTTCGCTGCCAGCATCAAGTCTGAACGCTTTGCGGCCAGTGCCTGCTTGTTCTGCGGTGCGAAAAGACGTAATTACGAAATGTCTGATGTAGTGTAACGCTCGCAGAGCATTAGATTTGCCAGAAGCGTTCGCGCCATACACTGCCATGATCGGCAATACGCCATGTGGTGTAAATCGGCATTCTAATTTTGCTTCTGCGTGCTCCTTGAAAGGCGCTGCCACGAAGCTCATGTCGGCTTTGTCGCGCAAGGAAAGAAAGTTGGTTACAGAGTAGCGTAGTAGCATGCGCTAATGTATCATTCAGATGACCTAAAAATCCAAGAACTGGATTTTTTTGTCCTGGTGTTGCATGCGGAGCCTAGCGCCTGTGAAGACTTGAGCCGCTTGCTACGCCCGCGCGGTAGGGACATCAGCCCACCGGGTGGTGTACTCCGGCGTCCTGCGCTCGTGCTTCATGCCCCACGCCTTCTTCGGCCCGGCACCGGTGCTGGCCATCTTCAGCGTCCCTCGCCCGTAGCGATCATTGAGCGTGTCCAACGCCGTCATCAGCCGCGCCTTGTCCTCGCCCGGCTCGTCCAGATCCAGCTCGTGCTGCACCCGGCTGGCCGGCTGCAGCTCCAGCAGCATCACCCCGCACTTGATGAGCTGGTACCCCGGCTCGTAGATCCGCGTGATGCCCCGCACTGCGGCCTCCACCAGCAGCGGCGTGTGGCTCGTCGGCCGGCGCAGCGGTACCACCATGCTGCGGGAGAAGCTAGGTCCCGGTCGGTGCGGGCTGGTGTGTGCGAACACCAGCACCTTGCAGGCATGCCCGGCTTGCATCCGCAGCTTCTCCGCCGCGCGGCTTGCGTGCGTGCTCACCGCCTCGATCAGCTCGGGCAGCTCGCTCACTGGCCGGCCAAAGCTGCGGGTGCAGGCGATCTCTTTCTTTGCAGGCGGCAAGTCCTCGAGGTCGACGCAGCTGATGCCCTGCAGCTCCCGCACCGTGCGCTCCAGCACCACGCTCCAGCCATTGCGGATCACGGCCGGGTCCATCCGGGCCAGGTCGAGCGCGGTCAGGATGCCGCCTTCCACCAGCTTCGCGCCGATACGCCGGCCGACGCCCCAGATGTCGCCCACGGCCGTGGCCGCCAGCACCGCGTCCAGGTCCGAGGCCGGCAGCGCCGCCAGGTTGCAGACCTGGGCCAGGTCGGCGGGATAGCTGCCCGGCTTGCGCTCGGCGGTCTTGGCGACGTGGTTGGCCAGCTTGGCGAGGGTCTTCGTGCGCCCGATGCCGATGCCGGTCGGCAGCCCGGTCCAGGTCAGGATCCGCTCACGGGTGCGCCGCGCCCGGTCGACAAGGTCGCCCGGCACGCCGGTCAGGTCGATGAAGCTCTCGTCGATGCTGTAGATCTCCTGGGCAGGCCCTAGGCCGGCGGCCAGCGTCATCATCCGGTCGCTCATGTCCGCGTACAGCGCGTAGTTGCTGGAGAGCGCCACGACCTGGTCGCCCAGCAGCTCGCGGATCTTGAACCAGGGTGCGCCCATCTTGATGCCGAGGGCCTTGGCCTCGTTGCTGCGGGCCACCGCACAGCCGTCGTTGTTCGACAGCACCACCACCGGAATGCCCCGCAGGTCGGGGCGAAACACCCGCTCGCAGCTGACGTAAAAGTTATTGCCGTCGACCAGCGCGAACAGCGGGGGAAGGCGGCCCACCGCGCATCACTTCGGGAAGATCTTGAAGCAGGCGACTACCACCCCGAACACCTCGAGGATCTGGCCGTCCTTGGGGACGATGTCGGGATAGGTCGGGTTCGACGCCTTGAGCCGGACCCGGCCGGCGCGCTCCCAATACGTCTTGACCGTGAATTCGTTGTCCAGCACCGCCAGCACCACATGCCCCGACTTCGGACGGATCGCCTTGTCCACGATCAGCATGTCGCCGTCGAAGATGCCGGCGTCGCGCATCGATTCCCCTCGCACCTTGAACTGGAAGGTCGCCTGCGGGTGCCGCACGATGTGTTCGAGCACGTCGATGCGTTTGGTGGCGTGGTCCTCGGCCGGGGAAGCGAAGCCGGCCTGCACCGTGTGCAGGACGTGGAAGGCGGTGATGCAGCCGGGGGTGTAGGGGATCGGGGTCATGGCGGGAGAGGCGCAGCGTGGGCAGACGAGGAGAACAGCTGCTATCCGAGCCGCACTTCGAAGTAGGCGCCATCGCCTTCGCTCAGGCCGCGAAAGCCCGCCTGCCGTGCCAGCTCCACGGCCTTGACCCAGCGCAGGGCCTGGGCCTTGTCCTCGGGAGTCGCGTCGCTCTCGTCGCCGTCCGCGGCGTAGCAGTACGCGCCGTAGGCCTGGGCGACCGCCTCGGCGCCGCCCAGGGCACGCTCCAGCGCCTTGGCATAACGCGATTCCGCGTCGAGACGGATGTTGGCCGGCAGTTCCGGGAAGTCGCAGAGGTTGACCGAGAAGGCGGTGGGTGCGTCGATGGCGGTGTGCAT